ATACCGGATTGGTTTAGAACAATATTACCAAAAGGTATCGAAGCAGGGCCGGTTCGTTCGCAATTCCCTCCACGGGTAACTCAAGATAATCCATCTGACCCGGGTCTTGGCAATATATTGATGGTGTGATACATGGCAAACAATGAATTGTTAACCAAGATTCTAAAAGAATTAAGGGAGTTGAAAAAATTAGTCAAGGACTTGAAGCAATAGCCCCAATAGATAAACAACAAAACGAAAGAATCGTTTGGTGCGAACGTTTGCTTTATCTTATTGTGTTGTTACAGTTTCCTCAACTTGCTTCGCTAATGTAGTGAATAAAGCGTAGTCAATGACACCACGATTTAATAATAAAACAAGAAGTCTTTTCGATTCTAACTCAGCAATTATTTGACTTTCATCGTTATGCGCATCAAGTTTCGCAAGAATTGCATTTTTTACCCACTTTGAACGAGAATGTTTCCAATCTAACTCGTTGTCAAGCCTCATCATCAAAGACACAGGAATCCCAATGGAAACCGGGACAACTTTGTCACGACTTCTAGGTCTAGGAGTCAAGTCGCATCACCACTATTGGAAATGATTTGTAACCACAAGTCATACATTTCTTTCTAACATATTGAATTCCATCCATTTTTGGATATTCGGTTCGCATATTTTGTTCTCCGCAGTTAAAACATATCATTCTTCTTCACCACAAGATTCACAGTTTTTCTTTCCACAATATGTGAAAGGCTTGTCTCCATAGTCATTATCTTCGCAATTCATTCCTCTTCCTCCTTTCTTTCATCAATCATTTTTTGATGAAATTCCATCCAAATTTCGGGATAATTCATCTGAATATAATCTACAAATCTATTCATTCTTCTTCCTCCGAACTACAACATTGTTGTGCTGAATGTTGCCATTGGTAAACTTCTAAACAGCCATGGCATTGCCAAACCTGTGATGCGCCGGTACTATAGGTTACTTTTATTCCCATATTAGGCTCTATACTGGGTCTACTATATTAATTGATTCGTTATTAATACTACAAAATGCTTATTTTTCTTGTAGAGTGTAGTACTGCGTACTATTATCACCCTACAATTCGGCAGAGATGGCCACTCTATGACTACACTAACATAATAAACCCTACCCTATCATGAAAGGGTATGGCTAAGAGAGCAGGCGACATCATCTTAAGAGACAGACTTCAATTCACTTTAGATGGTTCGGGAAATAGAAGCGTAAATTATGGAAGAATTGACTTAAGTGACTATGTTAATGTGGTACGAGACCAAGGTCTTCAAGTAAAAGAAATCACATATCAATTAAGAAGAACTGGCCCCGGCGGTAATACATCTGCTTTTGACCCTGTTCTAGGCACCGCTACAACCGCTTTTGCGTCAATGGTAGTATTTGCGACAACTACTGCTTATGAGGATGCTAATGATGTTGGTATTGCTTCACCTAATGTTTTGAACAATTATGTGTTGACAACCACTAGAGAAACCAATCTTGATAATTCACAAGTTTGGGAGAATCAAGAAAGGTTCCGAGGTGTCTATGACCTTCATCCTGATGGTTATACTCTAGTAACAGATTTACTTATAGGAATTGCAGCAGATAACTGCACCAAATATGACGGTGAAACTGTTGAGATTGACATTATGATGATTGCAGAACCTCGTAAAGTATCTAAAGACGACTTAGAGAGAATGGTTGCACAAGCGAACGACCTGTGAGGGTGGTTTGAATGCCAGCCAGTAAAATAGCAAAGTCAGTCTTAAAGTCACCACAAGGTAAGAAATTTCTTGCTGGTGTCGGTGCATCAGTAGTTGATGAAGTATTAGATAACCCCGTAGTAAGTGCCGCAGAAGGTGCAGTTCTTGGTTTCGCAGTTGGAGGCCCTATCGGTGCAGCCGGTGGCGGTATTGCCGGTTGGTATTTGGCCGACGCTACTACTGTCGTTCCTGTTGATATGATTGCCATTCCAGCGTATCAAGCATACATGCTACAAGGTAGTCCAGCCTTTCAGATATTCATAAGGGCCGGTGAAACAATTGTTGCTACTGGCGGTAATGTCGAAGATGTCCAAGAAGTTGTTCAAGCACCTATGCAAACTAAGAAAAAAGTAAAATTATCTAAATGGAATCGATATGTTAAGAACAAAAAGAACCATATTCGATTTACTTCCGGTAAGAACAAAGGTAAACTAAACTTAAAGAAAATGGCCAAAGTAGGTGGTTTTGGTAAAAAAGGGGGTAGAAAGTAATGGCAGTTATAGAAATGCGAGAAGCGTTAGGTCGAGGTCAAGTAACTTTTGAGATTGGTGAAAATGTACAAGTTGTTCAAAAGAGAATTAACTTGAAGCCCGGCCCTCATCAACGCAACATGTTACAAATGGACCTCTTCATAGATGAACGAATTACTCCTGCGTCAGTTTTGCCATTCCCGGAACCTTTTCTAGGTAATGTAGAATTTTTCGTTACACCTACTCCAATAATTTTAACCGATAATAATGAGGGGCCATTAGCGGCCAATCAGTTAGTATTATTCAAAGCAATTATTGGCCCCAAAGACACTACTAGATTTCCTCAAGACTTCTTGGCTACTAATGCAAATTTTCCGTTCTTCCACGACCAACTATTCATTACTATGATATTTACTAGAACAGATACTGTTGAACAACAAATTTTGAACTATGGAGCATCAATTTACATGTCTTACAGTGAAAAGAGAGTGCCACCATATAGAGCGGCTATGGGGGTCATAAGTGAAAAATTTGCTTCTATGATTGCAAAAGTACAAACTAATGGTAGAAGTTTGATTAATGTCACTAATTTAGCAGGTTCATTTATTCCATCATATAATTGGGGTGGAATTAGACCGGAATATATGGTGTCAGCAAATAATATTTCACAATTTTTCTTGCCGAATTCCAATACTGATACTGGAGAAGACATGATTAATCCAAATCAATTACGCACTTTTGCCTTATATGCACGGACTATGGTTGAAAACCCAACTGCTTTTGGGTTTCAAGTACCAGTTGGGGGCATACCGGATTGGTTTAGAACAATATTACCAAAAGGTATCGAAGCAGGGCCGGTTCGTTCGCAATTCCCTCCACGGGTAACTCAAGATAATCCATCTGACCCGGGTCTTGGCAATATATTGATG